TATCTCTTCTCCCTGTCCGAGGGATATCTCTGTTCCCTCCTTGTATGGGTCTTCATCGAGAGTTTTTGTACCGTCACGGCTTTTAACCTTGAGTCCCTGTTTCCTGCTTCTTGCGGTAAGTTCGAGCATAACGCTCATCATAAAGTTATGCTTTTCATATAGGTCTCTTGTGGACTTAAATACGCTTTCTCCGTAGTCTTCTAGGGTATCTTCTATGGAAGACCATTCCATAGACTGAACTAGAGGAGTGGCTCCGACTGGCCCTATAAATGCAGGAACTCCGTCTGATCCGTGCGGGGTCCTCTTTTTAACGAATCTCCCGGGGATAACTACGGTGTTATACTCTTTATCGTAGTAGTCATATACGTCAACACCGTCATCGTCTTCTCTTATTTCCCCAAGCCTGACGTCATACTGCGCTTCTATCTCTGCCCGGGTTTTCTTTATTTTGTAGCAAGCCCAGCTAAGTCCGTCTGACCCTACGCCCCAGTATGTATGGAGCGGGTCCCACGGAGTAACGTCAATAACAGTAGTTCCGTCCTTTTTCTTAACAAGCATTGCTCTTCCTGCGTACCAGCCTCTTACGGCTATGAACCAAGCAAGCTGATCTCGTATGGAAGGAACAAGCCTTAGGGCAAGTCTCTCGTCGGCAGACCGAAGCGCGCCTATAATAAATCTTTCTTTATCGTTATTTATCTCTCTTGTGTTACGAGGATTCCCATTTGGGGGAATCCGTACCACAAGTTCAGCTCCTGACATCCAAGCTACTATCTTATCTGCATAGGTTTGAGGCTCGTTTGAGGTATATGACTGGTATCCGTCCCCTGCATCGTAGTCATCGAGCTTATAAAGCTGGTGATCTGCGTCCATTCTCTGCCTGAGGGGGTGCGTATTATCGTAATGAGCATCGACCTTACTAATAATATCTTCTGGTTTTAGTCTTGGCATTATTTAGCCCACCGTTTTACCTTTATAAATTCTCTATTAGCTACATATCCGTAGCCGAACCTACTTACAAGTCCGTAGATCGCGGCTTTTATGGCGTGATTATTTTTATCTTCGGGCGTTTCACCTACTATATTGCCTTCCCTGTCTGTTTTCCACCGATATGCACGAGTCTGTCCGTCAAACGGGCTTGGAACCGCACCGAATTCTGACAGCGTTCCCCTACATTTCGGAGAGAATACCACTCTTGGACGGTTTGTGATAGGGTCTGGCTTTAGATATCCCTTTAATCTTTCTGTTCCCTCGTTAATTCTTATCTTCTGAGCATCAAGATATATCCCGGTTCGGTCCATCCACATCTCTGCGGGCGCACTCATGGCCTGATGCTGGTATCCAGCTATGTCAATCGTACCTGAGTGGACATCTTTCCACCACGGTTTGTTGAGGGCTATATCTATAATCTCATCTGTGGTCATTCCCTGTTCATATATCTCGTCAAAAACAACAATCTGATCATTAATTTCCTGCACCGCAACTACTGCATATGCTCCTGCGTAACCGGGGTCCATCCATAGGTAGACCTGTTCTCCCGGAACCCACTCGGCCTCAGAGTCTATATGCAGGTCAGCGCGAAATTCACCGAACACAAGTCCTGCCGGAGGGCAGGGAACCCCTTCGATTCGTTCCATGTAGAACTCATCGGAAGATTGTGACTTGAGTTTTAGTATCTCTGGATCAGTTTTACCCTCTGGGTACAGGTAGTTATTAGAGTATGACGGCAGGGAGAAGGACTCTTCATCTTCTGTCGCGATACTCCATGCTGAAAATAGCTGCGGATACCATCCAAGGCTTCCCTCAAACGTACCTGATAAAAACAGCCATCCACGTTTCGGTGCTACTCTGCCTCTTAGCCTGTAGTATGAGTTAAGGTCTAGCTGTGATGCCTCGCATCCAAGTATTCCGTTAGGCGCTCTCATAGCTAGAGTTCTTGGGTCTTTTGCGGATTTCGTCTCAATACGTGTCCCATCTGAAAGAATAATGCGTCCGGGGTCTACACGTTTGGTTACTTCTTTAAGGATACCCAGTGCGGAGAAGTCTTCAACAAGGTATTCAAACTCTGCCCGTGTCCTCTCATAGTCTGCGGCCACGAGCCAGTACAGCCCGGCACCGTCACTTTCAAGGAACCTACTGATAAGGTACTTACTTGCGACCATAGATTTCCCGGCCTGTTCACCGCCCGCAACAAGTACAAAGCGTTTACGGCACTCGAGTATATCCCTTTGAAGGTCTGTACCATCAAATCCAAGGCGGGAGAATATATAGTCTGTTACCTTGTTATTCGGTTTTACCTGCGTTTGGGGAGCTATCATTAGTCTTACTCGCAAGTATCTGGTTTGCTTGTTCGATCACCTGATTGCTGTCGTCCCTTGGCTCTTCGCTTGGCAGCTTTAGGGCAGGTTTCTCAGACCGAAGCGCCTTTTTAAGCTCTGCCATAACCTCTTTCCCAACATCGTCGGTTACGGACGTATCAACGGCCTTATACCGTGGGTGCCATGCCTTTAACATAAATATCTTAAGCGCAGGATTATCAGAAGGCTTTTGGTTCTTAACTGTATCCAGCGCAAGGTAGTGGATAAAGTCCCCAAACTCTTCCTGCGCGGCCTCCAGTTTTCCCCTGAATCCATGAAGGTCAACGGTCTTCCACTTATAGTAAGTATTAGGCTTAACCCCTGCGGCTTCGCAGGACTTGGCAACTGACCCTGTAAGGGCAAACGCAGTGCAGAAGGTATTCTGATGCGCTATGGCCCTATTTGACCTTGAATCTTCTTCTTTGCTTGGCATAACTACCCTCCGGTAATCTTTTAACATACCCCTGCCAGTTCCTGACAAGAATACCGCCACTGCCATCAAACTTTTTCACAACCTTTGCCTCGTAATGAAAGCAGTCTCTCTCATCACCAAAGGTCTGGCCTATAAGGTGCCGGGGGTTTCCCCCGCTCCTACTATGATTACAGCCTCCCAGCTCTAAAACCGACATACCAACCCTAAAATCAGCATCCGTAGGCGCACTCATCATCCTGCCCCTACCGGTTTACCCTTAGTGATCCTGCCGATATCAAGCCTTCTAGCGATCTGCCCTATACGCTGGCGGCTCACGCCATGACCTGCGGCTATATCGTCATAAGTCTTGTTCGGATGCGTTAGAATCTCGAGCGCAATAGACTTTGACCTATGAGACAACCTCCCTAAACCGTGTGTCTGCACATATGAAGAGTATTTCATAGGCATAAACCTACTACAAACACCAGCGAAATGTCAACAACGGTACAGAATATAAGCCTTTCCGCGATTACCGGTACAAAACCTCCCCCATTCTCCCCTTTCGCTACTTGTTATGTGGGGTGGCCGACCCAGCATGGAGGAGGCTACCCCCTACAATCTTTTCTTTCCTACTTCCCCTAGATCGTAAGCCGTGTCTTCCCTCTTCGAGGTCTTCCCCGTCTTCCGACCTAGGGCGTCTTAATACACGTCTTACGTGCGCACGCGAGAGCGGTCCTAAGCAGTACTTATGGGGGTAACACGAATGCGCCTTTTGTACGAAAATTTCTGTCACGTGTATATATATATTATTAAAGAAGGTGCCAAGCCATGCCCCTCACGCGCACATTTTCCGGTATAGCGAGCGCGCCCGAATCGCCCTATTAGATACGTTAGGCGCGCCCCGTTCGCCCCGTAGGCGTCCCATAGCTATCGTTTAGGCGCGTCGGCGCCCCATGCGCGCGCGTGCGCTTCCTAATGTCGGCGTAGGCGTCCCGTTTTTTATAGTGTGGATTTGTACATGATTACTTATTACCCGCCCATACCTGCCACGCCCCGCCGGTCGTCCCGTTATTGTGGTCATCTCCAGATACGGCGCGCTTGCTGTGTAGAAATTGCACCGCCAAAAAGCTTGCAAGTCTTGACAGGCTGTGGTATAGATATACACATCATTATAAAACTGGAGGATTTAAACATGACTATGAAGCTAGACATCACGAGTACAGTCTCTACGTTGAAAGAGATCGAACGCGTACTGTGGCATGTACTGCTAGACCGTGAACCGGTCGACATTGTTGCCACTCTATTACATGAGACCGCGCACGCTTGGAATTCATCAAAAGGTATTGAGGACTGCGCAAGTAATCAACGCCACAATAAACACTTTAAAGAAAAAGCCGAGGCGCTTGGGCTAATTGTGGCAATGCTAGGAAGAAATCCACAGCAAAACCGCGACGTGTTGCTTGGGGTTGTGATGAAAATTGTCAAGGCAATATCACAGTACGAACGCAAAAACTAGGAGCGGTTAACGTGTACACGTAAACGTTTACGTGTACACGTTCAATTGTCTTACCTATTAAGCGGGGCAAAACAATTTACCCGCTTAATAGATGAAGCAATTCATCAAATAATAAAGAGGGTAGTGACCAACACCGGAGGAATAACATATGACAGACTTAGGGCAACTCAACAAGGAACGTCTTATCTTGATTAAAGAATCGGAATCTGGAATGAGTCACGGCATGGAAGTACTCATTAATGAGATAAAACAAGCGCAACAACCGGTCATGCGTACCGGCGAGTGGCATCGACTGCAAGAAGTAACTGTATACTTTACGTGGGTAACAGATAACCGACTAATGGCGCACATTATTGTCAATAATAGACTACAGCGACTAGTCATACCCGAAGCCGGACATAGACTCTATGCGAATGGCAGGGACGGCTACCAAGCTAATGGTGGTGGATACAGCAAGCCATTCCATATTCTCGAACGCATGGTAGCAGAAGTCCAAAAACACAGCGACGTGACCGTGGGCGTCGGCCGTTGGCAAGACCTCATAAAATGTGAGGTTGTCTAGGTAGCTAAATAATCTCTACGTGTACACGTAAACGTTTACGTGTACACGTTCAGTTGTTGGTTCTTTGATCTACCACCACCTCAAGAAGATACGCCTAGCCTTCCCGAATGGGGTGAAAGCGGACACAATAACTACGAAATAACGCACTCATAGTGCGAAAGGAGGTAACTAGTATGCCTTATTGTGATGAGTGTATGACTGAAGCCTATGATGAAGTAGGAGAAAATCCAGAAGATCAAAAGCAATTCCTAGATGCTTGCTCCTACATGATGGCTGATCACCTATGTGATCGCATCGAAACAAATGGCGAAATTAAATGTGCTTGCGAGGCACATATCTAGAAAGCGAGGTGAACTAATGAGATATCAATTAGGAACTCCCACGGAAACATGTGAATGTAAATGTGAATGCGATGGAAGACTATCAACGGTCGTCACATTGTGGGATGCATGTTGGAAATGTGGAGTCGACTGGCTCGAAGGTTCCCGCAAACATGCACCGAAAGAGAAAAACTAGCAGACGCAGAAAAGAAATCCAAACGTTAACGTGTACACGTAAAGTTTACGTGTACACGTTAGGAGGTAAACATGGTAACAGCAACTAAAAGCATTTGTACTTTTCCAGATCATGACGCAATCACTACAGTAAAGCATGCCAAACAACACGCGCATTCCTTGAGTGACCCCTCAAAAATGCCCGGCTACTCCTACGGAACGCCGGCGGAGGCGTGCAACGTGGGTAGCAAACTAAGGACGGTTAAAGGTTCAGTTTGTGAAGGATGCTATGCATTCGAAGGATTTTACAAACTCTATGGTAAGACAATTAAACCGGCGCAATACCAACGGCTTGACCTAGCATTAAATGACCCGCATTGGGTCGACGCCATGACGTTTTTAATAAATAAATATTGCTATGGTTTAGAATTGCCGTTTAGATGGCATGATTCCGGTGATCTCCAATCAATAGAACATCTTGAGAAAATTGTTCAGGTATGCAGGAACACGCCGAACGTTATGCATTGGATACCAACGCGCGAATATAAAATAGTCAAGGACTGGCTAAAAATTAATGGCGCATTTCCTGACAATCTTGTTGTCAGAATCTCCGCGCATATGATAGACAAGCCCGCGCCGAATATAGGCGGGCTTCCTACATCAACAGTAGTAACAGACGGCGCACAGTCATGCCCGGCCTCAAAACAAGATAACAAATGTCTTGACTGCCGGATGTGTTGGACTCCGTCAGTTAAGAATGTGAGTTATGGCAAGCACTAATAATCTCTACGTGTACACGTAAACGTTTACGTGTACACGTTAGGAGGCTTAAACAATGGAATTTTACGACAAACAAAATAGAATCGACTCGGCTATCCATAGGCAACAAGCGCGCATTGACAAGCTAGTTGATGGCGGGGTTGACCTTAAAGGTAGACCAATTAAAGCATCACTTGAGCAGTTAGAAGCCACGCTTGCGTTGATAGGCAAAGATCATTTTGATTATCAGCAGGTAAAAAGCAAGGCGCACGCGTTAGGGAAAATAAATACTGATGAAGCGCTTACGGTTCATAACGCGCTTGGCGACTACCCTAACGCCGACAACGGCGGGTGGCAGTCGGGCGTCAACCTAGCTACAAAAGTTATTGTGACCCAAATGATAAAAGAGTTACTCTAGGAGGCAAAGGTAGACGGTGAGTGGGTTTAGTGGGGTTTACGTGTACACCTAAATCACATAGGACTTGACAAATGATCTACGTTGGTGTATACTATCTACGTTGAGCAAAATTTAGGGTGGTGACCAACACCAAGGAGATAAACATCATGCGTGAATACGGCAGCACAAAAGAAAGAGAGGCAAGCGTGGAATTTACTATTACAATTCATTGTAATAGTTGTGATAGCGAGAACCTGAGAATGCAAAATGTGGTCTGCAAGTGGGACATTGAAGCGCAAAAATGGAAGTTCACAGACAGTCCAGAAGGCTATATTTACCTTTGCCTTGACTGCGGTGACGAGGATGCTGACTGCATAGAAAGAGAGGTGGTGAAGTGATGGAAGGAATAGCTTACAAGCTGAAAACAGAAGACATAGAGGTTTACTATGATGACCAATATGGAGAGGGAAAGTGGGAAGCACTAGACTGTGACTCCAAAGACACCATAACTAAAACGGTCGGTGTTGCGCTTAGCTTCATGGCGCCAGATATAATTCGAGATACGCTAATGTTGGTAGAAAGCGAGGCAGAAAGCGAACACTACGGATGCACTTGCGCAGGCTCCATAGTAGATGCCACAGGCTCTTGCATACATACTGTATAGTTTTTGGGGACAATCTAAAGTCTACGATAATGGAGGTGAAGTGATGGGAACATTCTGGTCTGGCCTTGCGGAGGGAATTCAGTTACGTAAAAAATATGGAGCAGTCTGTGGTTCTTGTCTTGGTGACCACGATATAGCAGATGGCGTACTGGAAAAAAGATTAAACAGGGAACACGATGCAACTTGTTGGATGAGTTATGGAAAGGACTCCTCTGCACGACCGTTCTGCGACAAACATCGAGACTATTGGATGCAACGTGGATGGGGGGTGAAGTGATGGAAAACTTTGAAGCTTACGCATCAAATCCAAATTTAAAATACAAGCGCACAGCCAAGTGGGTGAGGAATAAAGCAGAGGAAAGGATCGCCCAGTCCAAGTGCATAGAGTGCGGAGAACCACTACATAAGTGGGACGTTGAGGGCGAAGAGATCGCATGTACAGATTGTCGGGATAATAAATTTAGCGGGGATAGGCGACAATGAATAAGGTAATCATATCACATAGCGGTGAGATTCATGGTCAAGGTAGCGACCCATTCAGGTGGGTAAGTTACTTGACAAAAGAGGAACGTAACGCCGTCAAAGATGGGGAACTTGTGGTTGTCCTAGGCGGTAGCACTCACTCAGGCTACCCGCCGTATCGAAAGGTTGTCTACGAAGACCGGCGGTATATGCACAGAGTTCCAAGCGAGTACGAGCAAGAAAAAATTAATAAAGTTTTATAGACAACACCCCCTACACGATAGAGAGACTCTTATAGAGAGTCTCTCTCATCGTGGAGGAAGGGCTTGACAAGAATGGTACAATAGTATCAGGAGGTTTTAAGCATGGGGATTGACAACAACATAGCATCTATTCCAACGACCACAAGGGAAACCAGAACAAGAATTGAGCAAACAAAGTGTCCCGACTGCTTGGCCGTTGGTCTAGGTGTTTTCCTTTCCCCGCTGTACACAGGAAAGGCGGGCAAGGTTTTGATTGCCGGTAAGTGCTACAGATGCAGACGTCAGTTTACCGAAACAGACCTATTCCCAACGAACAGTTAACGTGTACACGTAAACAATTCGATGCGCTCACGCCGGTGGGACGGCGTAGGCTTTAATACTGCGAGGGCGTTTCATGTTTAGCGTCCTAGCAGACGGCAAGAACAACAAATAAATAACTTCTCAGTAGTAAGCGAGAGATCACAACCGTTCAAAGCCGTCCGCTACACAATCTCCAAGCCTATAAGGGTAATCGCAGTAACTCTGGTATAGGTTCGACTCCTAGGCGCATCACCTAAAATAGGGAGGATTTAGATGAAGCATTCGCAGGAATTACTTAGCGACTATCAGGATATCAAAGAGGGGAAGAAGGCGGAGGGGGAACCGCAACTTGAAACGCGGGTCATCCTAGCAGAGATGGTACTAGCCATCAAGGGTCTCAGCTACACGCTACAAAACATACAAGACCAACTATCCAGATACCAAACAGGGAGGCACTAATGCCAAGAATTACAGGCCAGATAATCAAGGGATCAAACGGAGAGTCAATAACAAACGCCTCCGTTCCCGCAAGTTACAGTTGGGTGGTAAAGTTCAGGTTCAAACCCGAAGGCGGGCAACCGATTGAACTGAGTTGCAAGAAGGAAAAGTATAGAGCGGACGAAAACGCAGAGGAACTCCAAAACTTAATAACACTTGTCGAGAAAGAAAACAAACTCGATGCCGTTTCTACTCTTAGTATTGAGTATCAAGAAGTTAAAAAGGACTCAGGCTATACTGATAACTGGGTCAAAAGGGCAACGGTGGTTTCATCTCCCGCTCACGCTACAGTCGAGGCGCCCGCCGATCTGGCTCCACCGTCTGGGGAACTGAACTACGATCAGCGTATACAGCGTCAGGTTGGATTCAAGGGCGTTATCGAGATGCTCAGTTCTATCCCATCTTATAAGTGGGAAGAGGCGCTTACTGCTCTGATTAAAAACGCCCCCCTGATTAACCTTTCAACAGACCTCATGTACGAAATAATCATAGCCCATTACTCAGCCCACCAAACAGAGGAGGAGTTGCCGGAAGAGCATAAGCAAGACGTAATTGAACAGTCCCGATTTTAATCTAAGTTTATAAGGAGACTAACATGGATATCGATGAACAGATTGCGGAGTTTGAGAAGAAAGACGAGATGCGCCGTGCGTCAATCAGGGCGGATCATCAGGCGCGAGTCAGGCACTCAATGACTGTCGCGCCTGAGTGTTCCACTAAGTACTGCAACCTCCATGACTACGCGCTTAACGTTGAAGGAGTGTGCCTGTACAGCGACAAGAAGTCGGCTGTTTTGGCGGAGCGCAGGACGAGCGAGACTAGAAACAGGGGACTCGACGAGGTGATGACTGACTACATGGTAAACCGCCCAGACTTTTACCACGTTGCCGAGGAAACAGTCCGAGATATCATGTCTAAGCAAAGCAGAAGGCACGCAAAGCCGTCGTCCCCTGCTCCAAAACCCGAGGCGTCCCCAGTTCCTGCGCCGGTAAGGAGCAAGACATGGATGTAAAGGTAACAGAGAAACTAACTAGGTCTGGCGGTAGCTATATCTACAGGGATTCAATGGGAGGCCAGACTGTTGAGGCTAGGCTTGATCTTCCCTATCGAATTGGCTCTATGGTTTTATCAGAAGTCAGCGTATTTATTAACAACGAACCCCTGTTTAGAGAAGAGATAGTTCTCAACACACGTCAGGGAAAGTATGACTTCCGCAAAAGCCTTGAAGACTGGAGGCCGGAAGAGCGATACCTAATCCCTTGGCTTACATTTACAGAAGACCTATGCGGTGACGTGTATGACGATTTCCGTAAGGGAGCCGATCCGGTACGACTGTCAGACGTAAGCGTAGAAGATAGTCCGGTCTACAAACTAGAACCCTACCTTATTGCCAACACAATCAATACTATATTCGCACCGGGAGGGTCAGCCAAATCCCTGACCTCTCTCTACTGGGCGCTACTTATTGATAGCGCCTCACAAGGCCCCGCCGGACACGTTCAGTCGGGTAGGGTTCTTATATTAGATTACGAAGATTCAGCCTCTGGATATCGCAAACGCCTAGACAAGCTCCGGTCTGGTCTCAACCTACCTGACTCTCACCAGTGCCTTATAGAGTACCGGTCGTGTCAGGAACCCCTGATCCGAGAGCGCAGGGAGATAAGGGCGCTCAGGGAATCCAGACAGTACGATACTATTATCATAGACTCGCTCGGCCTTGCCTGTGGGGGAGGCATTGAGGACTCAGAGCAGATCAATAACTTTATGTCCGCGCTCAGGTATATCATTGATGATGATGCTACGGTGCTATTAATTTCCCACACTAATAAAGCAGGACACATGTTCGGCTCCGCCTATATTGAGCATGGGAGTCGAGCGGTATTCCAACTGGATGCGGGCAAGCCTACGTCCTCATCTGAACTTGATATAACCCTGTTTAACACCAAGGCGAATAACGTACCTCGTATCGCCCCCAGTTCATACACCATAAACTTTGGTACTGATGCAATCTCCTATAGCCAGAAGGCTACATCGGAGACTTCCTCAGCATCAAAGATGACTATTGCTGACCTCACGTTAGACCTGCGGAAAAACAACCAGTCAATGACTGAGACAGAAGTTGTTCAGAGGGTGGCCTCAATCAAGGATAAGAAAGTAGAGGAGATTGAGGACGACGTAGAAAGGTACCTTAGACAGGTAAGTCAGGGCAATGACGCTACAGTCAAGCAGGAGCCTGCCCCGCAGAGCAGTGACCAGTGGATAAAGGTGGAAGGCTCTCTTTACAAAAATAAAGACACCGGTAGAATAGCCAAAAAATCTTTCGATCAGAAGATGAGGCCGGTCTATACTGAAACCGGATCGACACGGGGAGGATCGGGTGGCTGAGAGAGACTACAATACCACAGGTAGGCTTGTAGGCCTATCTGAACGCATGGTGGGTAAGCACGGCTATTACATTCCCAGACCTATCGAAACATTTTTTACAACGCTATGCTCACACGATCCACGTAAGTGTGCCACTGAGGGACAGTGTACACGTAAGTCAGACGCGCAACGACCGGGAGGCCGTGTATATTACAAGCAGATTTGGCTACGCCATGCGTACTGCCAGTCCTGCTACGCCCCGCAGTCATCACCGATCTCAGCTTACGAGCTACATACCGCTCAAAGCCGAGCCAAAGAAAAGCTACTCATTATTCCGTGCCAACTATGCGATAAGATTCTAGTGTGCTATCAACCTATCATGCCGTTTCTTGGTGAGTTTGAGGCCGACAAGAAACCCGGCAGGAGGAAAGGAGGCAGGAAGAAATTACCCAAAAGCTGACAAAAATCAAGATAGTTTACGATGGAGTTCCTCCGCAGAGTTTGCGTAAGAACAAGGGAAACGAGAGCCACTGGCGCTACAGGCAGAAAGACACCAAGCAGATGAGGGAGAACGGCTATATGCTCATCCTCGAAGCACTACGGGGCAATCGCCCGCACTTTAAAACCTTTAGAGCCAGCATAACCCAGTACTGGTGCGGAAAACCACTGGACGCAGAGGCACTGGCGTCCGGCACGGGGCCACTCATTGATGCCTTCATGGATGCAGATGTTATAGATGATGACTCGCCCAATGGGTACCTTGAAGACTATCAGTTATCGTGGGAAAGGGTTCCCAAGATGGCTGATAGGAAGATAGTCGTGATCGTTAGCGGGATAGATACTAGGAACAAGTTACAAATATAAGGGAGGATACTTATGAGATGCGAAAAAGCCGAAAAAACAATCAATGCAATATGGAAGGAATGGGATAAAATCCTTGACGTAAATCCTGAATATCAAAGGTTAGGAGGTATATGGGAAGAAGAGAAAAAGCAGAAATTAATTGATTCCATTATCAATGGGATGGACATACCGAAGCTATACGTACATCGGCTAAACAAGATCGATGAATTCGGCCATGAATTAGCAGTAGTTGATGGTAAGCAGAGGATCGAAGCTATCCGCGGGTTTATGGATGACGAGTTTCCACTGGCAGGCGACTTTAAGTACACCGGTAGTAACGGACACCGAGTGGAACCAAAGGCCGAACCAAGGGCTAAACAAAAATTCTCGGAGACTTCAGGTACGTATCAGGAGGTATTTAAAGAGCTACAGATTACCACGGTATACGTTTATACGGATGATGAGAAAGAAATATGGGAGCTTTTCCAAAGACTCAACAGTGGGGCGCCCTTAACCCCGGCAGAACTCAGAAATGCAATCCCCGGGCAAATGACTGAACTGATAAGGGAAATTGCTAAACACGGTTTCTTTGAAAAGCACATGCGCCTCAAAAATAAACGGTACGTTTACTACAGTATCGCTGCCAAGTTACTCAGGCTTGAAGAAGAGGAGCTTGCAATCGATAAAGACCTGTGTAGTGTTGGAGATAAGGAACTAGACAAGATGGTTCGAGATAACCAGCACATGGAAGCCCCTAAAAAACAGGCTCTACTAGACCGTGTTACCGAGAGTCTCGAGTACATGGAAAAGCTATACACTTTGGCAAGCTCTGCGCTTGGGTCATCAACCCACGGCAGATCATACCCTCAGATACATTACGTGTTTGTGAAAAGAATAAAGCGTGAATTCGGACAGACTCCTAATCTCGATAAACTATTGTCTTCTTTTCTGGGTTGGTTTGTAGCAGAAAGAAACGCCAACAAGCTCAGAGACGAGGCGGATAAAGACCCACGCTTGGAGAAGTTCAAGTCCTTGGCTGATAGCGGCACCAACTCGCTTAGAGCGATGGACGGACGATGCGAAATTATGCGCACCCTCTTTTCGGAGTGGAAGCCTGTGTGACCTAGACCTGCTTATAGAAGCCTTGAACTGATGCCGAGGATTGGAGTGTTTTGACTTGCATTGATGCCGAGAAATGGTATGACTTGACTTGACTTGTGATGTAATGATGTCGAGGAATGGGGTGCGGTGATTTGCATTGATGCCGAGATATGTCGTGAGGTGAATTGATGCCGAGGGATGACTTGTCTTGCATTGAAGCCGAGATATGTAGTGAGGTGGAGTGGCATGCGATGAAATGGGCTGACGTGAAGC